AGGCCGCCCTGGGCGCCGGCTACGCGCCCAAGACGGCAAAGCAGGCCGGCTACCACCTCCTCAAGGACCCCCGGATCAGGGCGGCCATCGCCAAGATCAGAGGGAAGCGGGAACGCAAGCTCGAGTACTCGAAGGAGAAATGGCTCAAGGAGCTCATCATCCTCGGACACTCGGATCTCAAGAACTACATCGCCATCGACGACTACGGCTGCATCGTCGCCAAGACATTCGCGGAAATGCCCCGGGACACGAGCCGCGCTCTGGAGGTCTGCGAGGAGATCCGGACCATCAAGGAGGAGCCCGGGACCAAGGACAAGAAGGGCGAGGCCACGGTCCTCAATTCCCGGATCCGGTTCAAGATGCACTCCAAGCTCGGGGCCCTCGAGCTCCTCGGGAAGCACTTCGGCTACCTGAAAGACCCGAAGCTCGAGATCCCGGGACTCGAAAAGGCTATCTACGAGCTCTCGGAGAAGTTCCTCCCTGCCATGCCGGGGGGAGAAAAGACTCGGAGCGATGAACCAAAATGAAGAGACTGCTCTCCGCGCTCATCCTGGCGGGATTCGCCATGAATAGCGCCGCGGCCGATACGGGGGTCAGGGTCAATCTCAACCAGGTCCTCAACCCCAGGCACGCACAGATCTTCCAGTCCGTGGATCCCGAGCTCCTCGTCTACGGCGGCGCCGGCGCCGGGAAATCATACTCGATCGCCGACAAGCTCTTCCTTCAGGGCATCATTAACCCCGGAGAGCGCCAGAAGATCGTCGTCGTCAGGAAGACCCTGGCCAGCCTCAGGAAGTCCACCCTGGACATCATCGAGCGCCGGGCAGACGCCCTCAAGAGGCCGTTCAAGCTCGACAGGAGCACCTGGACGGCGCAGTGCGGGAATCAGACCTGGGTATTCACCGGGATCAATAACCGCGAGGACTACCAGAAGATCAAGTCTCTAACGGACGTCAATTTCATCTGGGTCAACGAGCTCACGGAACTCCGGGAGGACGACTATAAAGAGCTCTCCCTGAGGCTCCGGGGGGCCAAGTCCAACAGTCAGTTCGGGTTCCGGCAACTCATCTCAGACTTCAACCCCATCGGAAAGACCTCCTGGATCTACGACCGCTTCTGGCGCCGGCTGCCCAAGGCGGCCAGCAAGCTCAGGTTCACGGTCCTCGATAACCCTTGGGCGGAACAGGAATACATCGACCGACTCAAGGCCTCCAAGAAGGACGACCCCAACTTCTACAAGATTTACTTCCTCGGCGACTGGGGCGAACTCCAGGGCGTCATCTTCAACTGGGATGTCAAGTCCCTGCCATCAACCAGCCAGGACTGGTACGACGACATCATCTACGGCGGAGACTTCGGCTACAGCATCGACGAAGCAGCCCTGGTCAAGATCTACCGGCGCTCCGATGAATACTGGCTCGAGGAGCTCATCTATGAGACCGGCTTGACGAACCCGGCCCTTGCGGCCCGGTGCCAGGCAGTCGGGGTTGGGGAGAATGACGACTCCTACTGGGATTGCGCGGAGCCGAAGTCGATCCAGGAACTCAAGGACAACGGCCTGAACGCAAAGCCGAGCCTCAAGGGGCCGGATAGCGTCCGGGCCAGCATCGATTACCTCAAGGCGAAGAAGATCCACATCGTAGAGGGCTCGCCGAACCTCATCAAGGAAGTCCGGTCCTGGGTCTGGAAGAAGGACAAAGACGGACACGCCCTGCCCGTCCCGGGGCCAGGCAAGGACCATGCCATTAAGGCCTCGATCTACGGGATCTACACCCACGCGCATAGCGGACCCGAGGTCTTCATCGGGCAATCCGGGGGAGACGTGTACTGATGAGCATTATCCCAGGACGCAAGACCAGGCAGGAACTTCAGGCGCTCCGGGCCGAATTCGTTGAGCTTCGCGCGAAAAGCCAGCTCCAGGCCCTTGTCATCGACGACATTACCACGGCGACAACCGCGGGGACCAAGAAGTACGTCGGCAACTCTTATCGCGATTACCTCACGACGATCAAGGAGATCGCCAAGAAATACGAGGGCGCCGCGGAGTGGGGGTCCCTGGAAACCGGGAACATCATCGATGTTCGGGCGGCATTCATCATCGGCCAGGGCGTGGCGGCCATCCCGATCTCGAAGGAGTTCAAAGAGTCCGACGAAATGAAGTTCGTCAAGGACTTCTTCGATTACAACGATCTCGACCGAGAGATGGCCCAGGAATTCGCCAAGGAGGGCGAGATCGAGGGCTGTTTCCTGGGCGAGCTCTCATGGAACCCCGATGACCAGATGGTCTCGGTCCTCTTCCAGTCCCGGGTCGACAAGGCCTATACCATCAACCACGCGCCTAAGGATTACAGCGCGTATACCGAGGCGGTTTGGAAGCCCGAGGGCTCGACGCTCGATATGGTCATCAAAGAGCCGAATTTCGTATATGCGAGGTTCGGAGGCCGCGTGCACCTCCCGAATAAGCCGACGCCGAAGATCGGGAAATGCCTGACGCAGATCGAGAATATCGATAAGGCGCTCCGCGATTGGCGCGAGATCAACCATCTCTTCGCGGCCCCAGTGCCAACGATTGAATGCCCGACGGCCGCCGACGCCAGGGCCATGAACGCCGCGGTCGAAAACATCAACTGGAAAACCAGGAAAGCGGTCTCCATCGCCGGCAAACTGACCTTCGCTTCTCCGGGCCTTCAGGGAGGAACAGACTCCCTCGAGCGCGAGATCATCACGAACGCCAAGATGGTCAGCGGGACGACCGGCTGCCCCATCGGGTTCATGGGCTTCGGGGACCTCACGACGAAGCTCGGGTCCTCTACGGAAATCACCGGCGCTCAGATCGAGGCCTCAACGTCGAAGGAGCGGTCGGTCTGGATCGGGAAATATACCGAGATCATCAAGAAGGCCATGATGATCCGGAACGCCAACTCCACCCTGACGCCCCTGAGGCCGGAGCGCATCAAGGTCCTCATCCCGTTCATCACCGCCGAGTCCTGGCAGAGGATCATCGACGTCTACCTGCCGCTCTACACGAATGACGCGATCAGCCTCGAAACGCTCCTGGCTCAAGTGCCGAACGTCGACGTGGAAACCGAGATCGAGAAGCAGGCCAAGCGCGAAGACCTGAAGCTCGAGCGTTTCAATAAATCGGGCCTGAATCCCGATAACCAAGACGAAGCCGATGGAGAAGACGAATGATCGAAAGAAAAGTCCCGACGACGAATAACACCGAGCCGAAGCGGCCGGCCTACCCGGAGAAGAGAAGGCCCGCCAAGGGCCCCCTCATCACCACGTCGAATATCGACCGGATCCGGAGGGAAAACGCCGAGGCCGCCAAGGACAAGAAGGGGAAGAAATAGTGATCCGAAAGCTCCGTCTCTGGAAGCTCCGCCGGCAAGCCCGGAAAGTCCGGAGGATCGTCACGCGCCTGGACATGGCCATGAGGCGCATGAAGGTCCCGAGGCAGGGCCGGCGGCAGATCTGGAGGGACATCATCAAGAGCTCCGATATCCGGAACGACGCCTTCGGGAGCCTGGCTGGAGAATGACATGAAGATCCTGGCACAAGTCCTGGCGATGGCCGATGAAGAGATCCTGGGATTGGTTTCCCCGCGGACGATCAGGGATATCAAGCGCGAAGACCCCGCCCCGCTTTTCAAGGTCCTCAGGGTAGCCCAGGAAGGGGAGGCCAGGCCCAAGATCCTCGGCGTCGGCGCCACGGTCCAACGCTGGTTTCAGTCGGCGATTGAGAAACTCACCGAAAAACTCGCCCTCGGGACGCCAACCTGGCATAACCATGCCCCCACGAACACCGACCAGAACCGGCAGGCGATCGGCGAGGTCGTAGGGAAGGCGCTGAAGAACATCGAGGGCTCGCTCTCTTCGATCATTGTCGCCTACATCTATCCCCAGTTCAGAGACCTGCCGCTCGACGTGGCGTCGATCGAGGCCGGGCTCATGGTGCCGCAGAACAGCACGGAATTTGACGTCAACGATGTCGATGTCATCGATGTCACCGGGATTGCCCTCGGCAACTCCCAAGTGAATAAACCGGCATTCCCCGGGGCCACGCTGCTGGCGCAGCTCCAGGCGTTCGCCGAGAAAACCCCTCAAGGAGACCCAAAAATGACCCTGGAAGACATCAAGAAGGCAGTCCAGGAGAGCAGGTTCACGCCGTCCGATATCTTCTCGGCGACGCAGCTTGTTTCCGATCCCTTCATCAAGGACCACGTGGAGGAGAAGATCAACAACGCAAAGGGCTATGACATCCGTAAACGCCAGGAGCTCGAGACCAAGGTCGCGACCCTGGAGACGGAAAAGACGGCCCTGCAGGGCGAGCTGGCGTCTTCCAAATCCAGCGTCATCAAGACCAAGGCTCGAGAGACGTTCGACGCGATCCTGAAAGAGCGGCCGAAGCTCGCCGCCGACCCCAAGCTCGTGAAGTTCGTGGACAAGGCCTTCAACAAGGGGTTCGCCCCTAAAGAGGGCGCCGACCTGAAGGCGGAACTCAACAAGTTCATCGACGACCAGGTCGTGGAGTTCACGGAAATCTTCGGAGACGGAAAGGCCGGCGGGAACGGCAAGGACAAGACCGAAGCCGAGAAAGCGGCGGAAGCCGCGGCTGCGGCGGCCGAAGAAACCAGGGACAAGACGAACCTCCTCGATCCAAAGAACAACGATTTGATCCCGGCCTGACCTATAGGCAGGCGGGAGGCCAAAGGAGGCAATTATGGCCATAACCGGAATTCAGCTTCGGTGCTCCACCCAGGAGACCAAATCAATGACCGTTGTCGCCGGATCGCCCGGCGTCACCGGCGGGGCGATGGACATCATCGGCGACTGCGTCGGTGTCTATCACGAAACCAAGGCAACGGGGGAGGACGTGGGTTTCTGCATCGCGGCCCACAAGATCCTGCTCCCCAAGGTCCTCGGGACGGCGGCCAACGTCGCCCAGGGCGGGAAGCTCTACTTCACAGACGGCGCGGCCGGCGTGACCGGGGCTTCGGGCGGAACCCTGTGCGGGCGGGCTCTCAAGGCGGCCGGGCCGACCGACGCGACCGTTCTCGCCGTTCTCAACGGCGACGTGGC